AGCAGATGAACCAGATCGGCGAGGACCAGGCGCCACTCCAGCCCGAGCAGTTGGACGAGAATGGCCAGCCGGTCGCTCCAGCCAACCCGCTCGCGCAGGACATGCCGCAGGACCCCAACGCGCTGCCGATGGACCCGAACGACATCGCTGGCCAGGTCCCAGAGGACACTGCTGGCCAGGTCGAGCCGGGCACCCCCGGTGATGCCGCTTCGGACCTGATGTGCCCGGTCTGTGGCTACCAGCAGTCCGCTGCCCCGCCGCAGTCGGTGGACATGGACTCGCCCGCCGAGTCGGTGGCCGGAGCCGCTGGCTCGCTGTGCCCGAACTGCCAGCAGGGCCAGTTGGTGCCGATCAAGGAGATCGACCAGATGGGCGCCCAGATGGGTCAGCCCCCGGTGCCGGTCCAGGCCGCCGCCAGTCTCGCGTTCCCCATCATCACGCTCTGATCCTGTCCGGAGGTTGCTGAGCCCCACGAAGGGGTGAAGCACGCGCCGACCGGCGTGGGCACAGCATCGAAGGAGTATCCAGTAGATGAGCCGACCCATTCTCGCCGCAGTCCAGGCGCAGCAGCAGCAGATCGAGGTGCTCGCTGAGCAGAACAACCTGCTCCGGCACGAGGTCATCGTCCTCAAGAGCCAGTTGCACCACATGGCCGAAGTGGCGGGTCTCGGCCAGCACATGGCCGCCATCCGCAAGAAGGCCGACATCAACAACCCGGCGCAGCCGGTTCCGGCCCCGCCGTCCGAGCCAGCCTTCGAGACGACCGAGCAGGCGCTCGCCCCGGAGACGATGGACAACGTGCAGAACCCGGGCATCGTCCCGGGCTCGGTGAACAACCTGGCCGCCGACGGCCACGACGTGCCCTACAACCCGGGCACCTCCCTGGAGACTCCGGCCTTCAACGAGTTGGTCAACGTCGAGGCGCCCGTCGCTGGCACCGAGACCCAGCGCCCGCTGCCGGAGACCAAGACCCTGGTCGACGTCCGCGTCGGTGACCCGATGAACCTGGAGAAGGCCTTCCCGCTCACCCCGGCCTTCTCCTCGATGCGCACGATGGCCAGCATTCGTCTGGCCCGCCTCCAGATCGAGGCCGGGATCGCCACTGGCGACGACCTGTCTCTGGGCGAGCACATCGCGGCCAGCGACAAGTCCGACGAGGCCATCAACGAGGCCATCGAGATGCTGTCCTCGGTGCGCAAGGCGGCCAACAAGCAGCGCCCTGCCGGAGTGGTTCCCCGCTCTGCTGGCGTGGCCCGTACGACGCCTTCCCTGACCAGCGAGGCGAGCCTTTCAGTCGAGGCCGCAGGCGAGGACAGCAGCACCGACGAGGACCTGTTCCTCGACTAGAAGTCCCCCGCGCCAGAGGCCCGAGACCACCTTTGTGGACTCGGGCCTCTGGCGTTCTTGGGGCGTTGCTCCTGTCCAAGTGCCTCCATTCCCCACGAAGGGTTGAAGACCAGGGTTTGCAGGACCGCAGCGTTGAAGACGAGGTCCGCCCGGGTCGAAGGAGATGCTGAACATGCTTCGTACCCGCCTCGCAAAGTCGTACATCAAGCGGACCATCCGCCCGCTGTACGGCTGGACTCAGACCACTCCGAAGTCCGTCTTCCTCGACCCGGCATGGGACCGCAGCGTTGCTGTGTGGCCCGGCATGGTCTTCATGAAGACCGCTGGTGAGAACGTCACCCTGATCGACGGCACCGGTCTCCCGTACGGCCTCGGCGCCCTGTACGTCGGTGGCGACGGCATCGACGAGGTGCTCGACGCCGGGATCAACGCCTTCTCGGTGTGGGTCCTGGGGCCGGACGCCGAGTTCGAGATCCTCGCCCCGGCCTTCGACATCACGAGCATCGGCGCCCTGACCCCTGCGGTCAACGGCACCGAGGACCTCCTGCACGCCGGTACGACCGGTGCGACTCGCGGAATGCTCGTCGCCGCTGGCGCTGCTGGCGCCTCCACCGACCCGGTTTGCCGCCTGCTCAAGGTCAACTCGCCGACCAAGATCACCATCGGCGGGCTCCGGCTCAAGTAGCCGGTAGCACCAACCACCCCAACCCGCTCCCCGAGAGTGCCTGAAAGGACAAGCAGATGAGCCAGATGACCCTCGCGGGGAACGGGCTGCGTGGTCGTGTCGCCAAGAAGAGCGACGACTACGTCTCCCAGATCCTCGACCGTCGTGAGAAGGGCACCCGCCTGACTCACGAGGCCAAGGTCAAGAAGATGGCGCTGATCCTCAGCGATGAGGTCAACGGCATCAAGCGCCTCGGCGTCGGCATGGTCGGCCCGATCCAGTTGAAGTTGCGCTACCAGGGCATCACGCGCAACGTGCTCGTCGAGGACCCGGTGACCCCGGGTACCCCGGTCGAGTACGACGTGTGGGACGACCTCGGCCAGGCATACATCATGTCGGGCACCGAGGGCGAAGTCCGCGTCACGCCTTTCGAGGGCAAGCGCGTGCCGGTGCGGTTCTTCCGCATCGCGTCCCGCCCGGCCATCCGCAAGGAGGACCTGTTCTACCTCCGCATCAACGCGGTCGAGCAGGCCCAGGACGAGACCAAGCAGGCGATCCTCAAGCAGGAGGACTCCCGCCTGCTGGTGATCCTCCAGGCCGCCGTGACGGACTACGCCACGCGCCCTGACCACTCGGTCACGCCGAACCACAACATCACCGAGGCGTCCGGCTACTTCACGCCGGGCTCGCTCTACTCGGCGGTGGCGATGACGGACCTCCACGAGATCCAGTCGGCGCGCATCCTGGTCAACCCGTTCGACTTCCGCGACTTCTACCGCTGGGACATCAACCAGACCGGCTGGGCCTTCAAGGACCGGGTGGTGGCCGGAGAGACCATCACCTCGTTCGGCGAGTTCCAGATCCAGCGCTCGATCATCGTGCCCCAGGGCAAGATCTTCCTGACGCCGGAGCCCAACTTCCTCGGCGTCTTCCCGGTGCTCTACTCCCTCGACGTCGAGGAGAACCACCGGGTCGAGTCCTTCTGGAAGGGCTGGGTCTTCGACGAGATGGTCACCATGGCCATCCTCAACCCCCGGGGCATCGCGACCATCACCAAGGTCTGATCCACCACCACCTCGTTTGTCCCGGAGCCCCGGCCCTAATCGGGTCGGGGCTCCGGTGTCTAACCCCCATCTACCAAGGAGCACGACATGCCGTTGAACGCGCCAGTACTGGTCCGCAACACCGAAGGTGGCCCGACCGTCCTCTCCGACCTCCAGACCAAGGAGTTCGTCGAATGGGCTGGAGCCAATGACGACATGGGCAACGACGTCCAGGCCGTCCCCGAGTCCTTCCTCCAGAACGTCAACTTCCTGCGTTGCGTACAGCGCGGCATCCTGGTCATCGAGAACGCCGACGACAACCCGGAGATCGCCGTCGCCATCGAGAAGCAGAACGCGGCCTGGGTCGCCCGCCGCGAGCAGGCCAAGAAGAAGGCTGCCGAGTCCATCGACCAGCAGGCCAACAACGACTTGGTCTCCGTCCGCTGCGTCGGCCCCGGTGGCCGTGGTGGTCAGTGCGACAACACCGTGCCGGTCAAGGACAAGCAGCGCGCCGACAAGCCGCCGCTGTGCAGCACCCACGAGGGACTCGCGCCGCAGTACGTCCGCAACGACAACGTCGAGGGCGACAGCACGGTCCACGAGTGGAAGCGCGTCACCATGGCTCCGCGTGAGCGGGAGCAGGTTTCTGGGTAAGGGCTAAATACCACCTCAACCCAAGGAGCCAGCATGACCGAGATGAACCCGGAGCAGACCGGCGTCGACGTGCACCCGGACGGTGCCTACGTGGAGTCCGACGAGCACGTGCCGGACCCCACCGCCGTCACCGGCACACTCGACACGTCGGGCACGGCGGGTGCTGCCGACAGCCGCATCGAGAACACCACCCCGGTGTTCGAGGCGGCCAAGGCGCAGGACCTCCAGTACGCCGCGCTCGCGGTAGACCCGGAGCACCCGGAGGTGCCCGAGTCTGCTGTCGTCCTTCCCGACGACCACCTGACTCCAGACCAGGCGCGAGACAACGTGCGGCAGGCCGCCGAGGCCTACCAGGAGGACCCGGTCCAGGTGCAGGACCCGACCATCCAGCAGGCCCAGCGCAACGCTGAGTCGGGTGCCTCGACTGACCCGGCTCGCGTCGAGGCTGATCAGAAGGGCGCTGCACCGATGGGCGACCTGCACACGGGCGACCGCAGTGCGGAGAACCCGACCGGCGCCTAAGGCCTGTCGAAGAAGGGGGCTGACCCGTACGGGGTCGGCCCCCTTCTTCCTGTCCGGGTGCACCTGAGCCCCACGAAGGGGTGAGAGGTCCACACGAGGGAGACATCCATGACGACCCCGAACGCCGACGCTCAGTCGCCTGACACCACGACTGGTGGCGGGGAGAACCTGTACCCGGGTACACCTCAGGACCAGCAGCAGCCGTACGAGGCACCACCGGACCAGCAGGGTCCTGCGGCCACCGAGCGGGACACCGCCGTTTACAGCGGCGGCTCAGCGGTTGGACGCACTGGCGACACTGACGCAGGTGCTCACCAGCCGGTCGAGTGGGCGGGCACCTACACCGATTCCAGTGGTCGTGAGCAAGTCAATGTCGCAAGCGAGTCCGACACCACGGTGGCCGGTGGCGGTGCCGGTGGCATCGGCCAGACTGGCGACACCGACGCGGGCGCGCACAACCCGGTCGACTACTCGACCCGCGACACCACGGTGCTCGGCGGCGGGGTCTCTGCGACCTCGACCGGCCAGGCTTACCGGGCCCCCAGCCAGGGGGCGCCCGCTTCCGAACTCGACACCTCTGGTCGCTCCGGCGTGCTCTCGGTCAACCCCGGCAGCCCGGACGCAGCCGTGGTCGGCAACACCAGCGGCGTGAACCCGAACGCC